TTTGATCCATTTGATGTTGCTTTCCAAAATACATACTTGATAAACGCAGGTGTTGTAGGTGGACTAGCAAACTATGACGCATTTACTCAATATAAAGAAACACTCAATAGAATATTTGGTGGTGAATACGATTTCACATTCAATTCAAATACCAAAGTATTAAAAATTCTAAGAAAGATATCAATAGCAGAAGATATAATGATGCAAGTATCTAACTTAGTACCTGAACAAAGTCTATTACAAAACGAATATACTAGACCGTGGATGGCCGATTGGGCATTAGCAGAAGCAAAAATGATGTTAGGTGAAGCAAGAAGTAAGTATGCTTCAGGACTTCCAGGACCTGGCGGTACTGTACAGTTAAATGGCGATGCTTTAAAGCAAGAGGCCGCTTCTGATAAAGAAAGATTACTACAGTCTATAATTAATATGGAAGAAGGTAACAGAAACTACGGCTTTGTAATAGGATAAATGAATACAATAGGGATTTTAGGCAACATAGGTTCAGGCAAGAACACCGTAGCACAATATCTAGCAACACAAGGTTGCATTCCAACATCATTCGCAGGACCAATCAAAGACTTATGTACAAGTGTATTTGGATGGCCTAGAGATATGTTAGAAGGTGAAACTGACGAAAGCAGGGAATTTAGAGAAAACATAGATCTTTATTGGAGTAAAAAATTAGGCATACCTAATTTTACACCTAGATTAGCATTACAGTTAATTGGTACTGAAGTAATGCGTGATCATTTCCACCCAGATATTTGGTTAAACAGTTTAGAATATAGAGTTAAAAAATTACATAACGAAAACGAGTGTGTTGTTATCAGTGACGTTAGATTTAAAAACGAGTTAGACTTAATCAAACGTGTTGGCGGCACAACTATTCTAGTACAACGCGATGAAAGGCCTGAATGGTATGATATAGCACTAGCGGCCAACAACGGTGACGCAGTAGCAAAACATATAATGAGCAGAGACTTCAAACATGTTCACGAAAGTGAATGGGATTGGGTAGGTTGCGACATTGATTATACTATTAACAACAATGGCACATTAGAAGATTTATATGCTAACATCGATGTAATTATTGAAAAACTACCACAAAAACCACAAATATTCCACGATAACGGCTTAGAAATAATTTAGAGGCTTATTTATCATCTTCGTCAATTTTTGATGAATTGACATTTCTATAATACCGCAAATATACAAAATATTCATAAATACTGTTAACCAATTAAGGTATAATAGGAGAATATTATGGCAACATTAGTATCACCTGGTGTAGATATCACAGTATCAGACGAAAGTTTTTACAGTCCCGGCGGACCTGGTACAGTACCTTTGATTATATTGGCTACACATCAAGATAAAACTAATCCTGATGGAAGTGGCACAGCAGGTTTCACTAAGTTAGCAGAAGCAAACGAAGTTAAACTAATCACTAGTCAAAGAGAACTTCTACAACAGTACGGAAACCCAACTTTTTATAGTTCGGGCGGAACACCTTCACATGGTAATGAACTTAACGAGTATGGCTTACTAGCGGCTCATAGTTTCTTAGGATTGGCTTCAAGAGCATACGTTCTTAGAGCAAATATTGATCTTAATGAATTAAAGCCTTTAGCGAATGCGCCTAGTCCTGCTCCAGCAGATGGAACAGTATGGTTAGATAGTTCATCAACTAAGTGGGGTATTTTCAAATACAACACATCAACTTCAAAATACGAAGAATTCGCTACACCTTACATTTTCACAAAAGACGATGTATCAAGTGGTGGGGCACCTAAGAACTCAGTAGGTAAAGATGGCGACATCGCAGTATTAGGAATTGACAGCAGTGGTAATGCCATTGCAAACATTACATATTATTACAAGTATTCAAGTGCTTGGTATGATATGACAACATTAGCATCAAGTTTTACAAACGTAGTAGGAAAAGATTTCCAAGTTTGTACTCACTTAAACAGACCTGTACTACAGGCTGATAGTGGCGCACTAGCAAACGGTGATATGATTGTTCAAACAACATCACTAGCAAGTGGACTTAAATATGGTGTTAAAGTTTATAACTCAACAAACAAATCATGGGCAACAAGTTCAGCAGATGCGTATGCCGATACAGCGGCGGCGTATGCTGGTATTTCTAGTCCAGTAGACGGAAGTCTATTTGTAGAATTTGATCCAGACAATGACGACGCATCTATTAATGGTAAATTTAACATTAAAAGACACAACGGTGCTTCAAGTTTACAAGTACAAGGTACAGCAATTTCAAGTAACGCAGACGTCACGTCACATAGTGGATCAATTAGTTTAGTATTAAACTTAAACCAAGGATCAAATGTTGATGTAACATTTACAACAGAATCAGACAACGGTAAAGCAATAGTCGATGACTATGTTAAAGACATTAATGCGGCACTAAGTTCCGCAGGTGCTACAACTGTTACTGCTTCAAATGTAAGTAATAAATTAACAATCACTGACACAGCAGGTAAAGATATTAGAGTTAGAGCAGGTACAGTTAGCGGATATGGCCCAAGTAATGTAAACATTACAGCAGGTACATATAGTAACTGGAAACCAGCACAGAGTGTTACAACAGCAAACTATAGTTTCGGTAGTTCAGCACCAGCAGGTGACTTAACTGACGGTACATTATGGTATCATGATAGCACAGACGTAAATTTATGGTATAATAAAAACGTTGCTGGAACTCAAACTTGGACTCTTTACTCAGCAGATTACGACGTAAACGTAGCGGCTAGTGAGCCTTCATTACAAAGTGATGGCGGAGCATTAGTTGACGGCGACATTTGGGTCGATTCAGATGCGTTAGAAGATTATCCAAAAATTTACAAAAGAAAATCCAGTGCTTGGGTATTAGTTGATAACGGTGATCAAGTAACTAGCGATGGAATCATATTTAAAGATATGGGACCTGCTACTGCTACAACACAAGCAGGACTTGACAGCGACGCACCAGCGGCCGCTACTGTACCAAACAACATCCTAGCATGGAACAAACGTGGATCAGGCAAAAACGTTAAGCAGTATAAAGTAAATTATACTACTAGCGGTGTGAACCACGGTAATGTATGGGTTGACCATTCAGGAAATCAAACAAATGGTTCACCATACATGGGTAGAAAAGCACAGAGAAAAGTTATTGTAAACGGATTACAAGCGGCAATCTCAAGTAACGAAGATATTAGAAGTGAAGTTAATTTCTTTAACTTAATTTCAACTCCTGGTTACCCAGAATTGATTGACGAAATGATAACTTTAAATACTGATAAGAAAGAGGTGGCATTCATCGTTGGTGACTCTCCATTAAGGCTTAAATCAGACGCAACTTCAATAAGTGCGTGGGCCAAAAACTCTAACAATGCCTCCGAAAACGGCGACAATGGTTTAATATCATCAAGTCCTTATGTATCAGTACATTATCCTTCAGGATTAACAACTAACCTAGACGGTACAAACGTAATGGTACCACCTAGTCATATTGCTTTAAGAACTATGGCATTTAATGACAACGTGGCATATCAGTGGTTTGCTCCAGCAGGTTATCAAAGAGGTCTTGTTCAAAATGCTACATCAGTAGGTTATTTAGATTCAGTTGAAAATGAATTTAAGCCTGTATCATTGAACGAAGGTCAAAGAGATACTTTATATTCAAACAAAGTAAATCCAATTGCTAACTTCCCAGGAAGAGGCTTGGTAGTGTTTGGTCAAAAGACTCTTAACCCAACAGCAAGTGCCTTAGATAGAATTAACGTAGCAAGATTGATTAACTATATTAGATATCAATTAGATATTTCAGTTAAGCCTTTCTTGTTTGAGCCAAACGACGGTATTACTCGAAGTGGTGTTAAAAGAGTTGCTGACTCATTGTTGTCAGAACTTGTAACATTAAGAGGTCTATTTGACTTTATTAGTGTTTGCGATACTACAAACAATACTGCCGCAAGGATTGACAGAAACGAATTATACTTAGATATAGCAATACAACCAACTAAAGCAGTTGAGTTTATCTATATTCCGATTAGAATTCAGTCAACTCTCGGACAAACAGGTTCAAGTTAAACTTAATTTGATCATTTTAAAGGGCGGTTTTTACCCGCCCTTTATTTTTGGCCGAAAAATGATAAATAAACGTATAAATTGAGTAATACTTAATTAGGAGTAAAGCAAATGGCAATAACAAAAGATAAATTCGGTGTACCAATAGAAGGTAGTCGTCTTGGTATTTTACAACCAAAACTTAAATATAGATTCCGTGTAATCTTAACAGGTTTCGGTGCTGGTGGAAGAACAGACGAATTAACTCAGAATGTAGTGAGTGTAACTAGACCTACTTTTTCAATGGAAGAAGTTGTAGTTCACAGTTATAACTCGAGAGCATACATTGCAGGTAAACATGAATGGAATGCAATCAGCCTATCTTTACGTGACGATATCACAAATTCCGTTGCCGCATTAGTCGGACAACAAATCCAAAGACAGTTTAACCACTTCGAACAAACCACAGCAGTAAGTGGTGGAGATTATAAGTTCGACGCAGTTATTCAGGTGTTGGATGGTACAAACGCAGAACCTACTGAACAGTGGGAACTTGAAGGTTGTATGCTACAAGAAGTTAATTACAGCGATCACTCATATGATCAAAGTGAAATTGTAAACATTGACTTATCATTAAGATATGACAATGCTGTACATGTAGCAGGTCCAAACACATTAGGTGGTAAAGTTGCGGCAGGTGATCCATTCCCATTAGTTTCACCACTTGGCACTGGCACATCTACTCAGGTTTAATCCTAGGTAGTTGAGGAGTACCCATGGGGAAATTCTGGAAAGAGATCGTTGGCGGACAAGTTCAACAAGGCGTATATCAGGCCGGTCCTAGACATGCTAGTAGACAATACGGCAGTTTTAAGACCGGTAGACCGCCACGTTTACCGTTTCAGTTTGTTACATATTTTGAACTGAACCCACAATTAAAGAACCTTCATATGAATAAAGATGAATATCACTATTCGTCTTTGGTAAGAGCAATAGACATGCCGACTGTGTCTTTTACAGTTGAAAAACGTAATCAGTATAATAAATTAAAACCAGTAATTTTAACAAAAGATTTCAAACCGTTTTCAATGACTGTTTACGACGACATTGAAAGTAGATGGTATAGTTTATGGCAACACTATTACAATTATCATTTTATGGACGGACGAAATTTGTTAGGGGATCAAAAATCATTTGATCATAATGATGTAGTTGCCACAACTGATCTCGGTGATAAAAATCCATTTAATTCCGATTTTGCTGGCCCAGACATTCATAGTAATGAAATGAGAAACTACTTTAGTGCGATACATGTATTTCAAATACACGGTCAACATGTTACAAGGACAACAGCAATTAATCCTGTTTTACAAGACGCACAGGTAACACAACTAGATTATGCTAGTTCAGGTGTGCCAAGTGAAATAATTTTTAATATAGAATATGAAAAATTAGAATACGGTCCAGAGATAAACATGGAATACGAAGACTACGATAACGGCATTTTAACAGAGTTACTAGAAGATTACACAAAGTCGGCACCTTTTAATCCAACACAAGACAAAGTAAGAGGTCTTGTAAAAGGTTTATTTGGTTTAGAACAATCTAATATAACTCGATCAACTAACCAATTACATACAGCACAAAGAGATGTAAACGGTAATCCATCAAATGCCGCACTTTTAAGAGAAGGCGGCGGTACTACAAGCGGTGGCTTCTTTACTAATTTGCTAACTAACGCACTAAACACAAAAATAGATGAAGCATCAGGCTCTCTATTTAAGAAGAACAATAAAAATTTAAACAAACTAAACTTTTTCTAATGAGTAAGATATATAAAAATTTCGGTGTAACAACAGAACAAAGTGATAGAGACGGTAAGTTTCAAGACGTATCTACGACTGGTGAAAAAATTAATATTCAGAATCAGGATATAGATATACTGAATAGTTTAAGAGCACCAAACTCAGAAAAGGCTCTAGGCGGTAAAACTCATCTAAGGGATCAAGTGTTTACCGATTTTAAACGTAGTGGATATACAGATAAACTAAGCAATTTTTATGCTGATACATTTTTTGAATTATCAAAGAAAGACGATACTAACCCTACATCGTATTATACTATTGTTACAGAAACAAACAACACATTCGAATATAAAATTAAAGACGGCGAAGGCGTATATCAATATGTTACTAAAAGTACATACGACGCAGATGCCGGAGCAGAATGGGACTCAGGTGACAACTATAGAAAAATAAAAGACCTGATAGTATCAGAAAAGCAACAAATAAAATTTAACGAAGACACATTAGAATATATTAACAATACATTGCCTAATAATGTGTCCTTTAAAATAGAAAAATCATCCACTACTAATAAATTTATTGATCCCTTAATAAGGGTATAATGGCAAAGTTTCTTAAGGGTAATTTCTTACCTGAAAATACACAAAAATATGTAGGTGCTAAAAGTCCTTATTATCGCAGTAGTTGGGAATTGGCATTTATGAAGATGTGCGACAGTCACCCGTATATTACACAATGGGCAAGTGAAAATATAAAGATACCATACAGGCATCCTGTAACAGGAAAGCATACTGTTTATGTTCCAGACTTTACTATTATGTACACTGACAAAAGTGGCAAACGCCACATGGAAGTAATTGAAATAAAACCAGGCAGTCAGACTACATTAGAACAAGCAAGAGGACAAGCAGAAAAAGTTCAAGTAATGATTAACATGGCAAAATGGACAGCCGCTAATGAATGGTGCCAACGTAAAGGTATTAGGTTCAGAGTACTAAATGAGAATCACATATATACCAATACCAAGAAACGCAAAAGATAAGTAATAATATGACACGAAAACTAGAACAAGAGTTCAATCTTCCTAGCATGGAAGAATTAAAAGAATTATCGCAACAAGAAGTAGTCGAAGTCGGTATAGAGCCAGCAGAACCACCTGTACAGGCTACACCGCCAGCAGAAGTTGTTACAACAGCACTTACTAACGCAGAGAAAATAGATTCTGCTTTACCACAAGTAGAGGGCGTTGTTAAGCATGACGGTGATATGGAAAACATTGCCGAAAGAGCATTAGATAGTTATGAAGAACTAATGAGTCTAGGTATGAACGTACAAGACGCACATGCTGGCAGAATTTTTGAAACAGCAGGTAAAATGTTACAAATAGCAATGGATAGCAAAAATGCTAAAGTTGATAAAAAGTTGCGTATGATAGATTTACAAATTAAAAAAATGCGTTTAGACGCAATGGAAGGTACTAATTCTAGCAGTAATGATAGTGGAACTGTAATGGACAGAAATCAATTACTCCAATTTTTAAACAAGAAAGATAAATAAGTACGTTAGGAGATTATAATATGGCTAAAACATTTAAAGAATACATAACTGAAAGTTTCTCTAAATCATTCAGTTACAGAATTAAACTTGCTGGGGACTATGGTCCTAGTGACGCAACTTTTATTGAGAACATACTTGGTAAGTATGGTGTTCAAAGTGTTAGTAGTTTCAATAGAACTCCTATTCAAGAAGAACCTTTAGACTTTAAACATAAAGACATAAAGTATCCAACAGAAGTAAGCAGTTGCGATGTTGTATTACAATATCCAATTAACGAAAGACTTTTAGAAGTGTGGATGGCTGTACACTTAGGTGTAAGTCCAGAAAATGTTGTTATACAACCAACAGAAAGTCCGCGTCAATTAGAAGACAACCTTACTAAAGATAGAGTTGAATTTGATAAAGATAGATATGCTGACATGGACGAAGCAGAACTTACTAAGGAAGAACAAGCACATTATGAAAATGAGCAACAGTTCTTAGACTTAGACGAGTTAGGATTATACGGCGAAGAGTTTAACGAAAAATTCATTGCTGAATTAATGAAAGTAAAAGCAGAAAAAGGTGCTGATTATTTCAGAAACTATCCTAGCAAAAGCATGATGATGGGCGATGACCTTAAACCATTAGCAGACGCAGTAGGACTTGCTCATAAGCCTAATGTACAAGGTAATTCATACGATATCAATCAAGGACCAGTGAGTCAATAATGGCAGATAAAGATTTAAGAAGTATCATGG